TACCCACAAGGGTTTATGGCGGGCATCAAACAAGGTGTTGATGAAGCTGCCGATAAATTTAAAACGCTTGGGCAGCTTGGCAAAGACATGATGCAAGAAATGTCTAAGGCGATGGCCAACTCTTTTAATCAGCTATTCGTTGATGTGGTAAAGGGCAAGGTCAAATCTTTAAAGGAATATTTGGCTGATTTTGTTAAAAGTGTGACCATGTATATGGGGCAAATCATCAGTAAACAAGCCGCCTCAAGCCTTATGAACGTAGGTGCTTCCTTCTTTCACTCTGGCGGCATTGTAGGCCAAGGTAGCCAACGACAAGGTACATTCCCTGCAAGCATGTTTGCATTTGCCCCAAGGCTTCACAATGGCCTTATGCCAGATGAATACCCTGCTATTCTCCAAAAGGGTGAGATGGTTATTCCCAGGGATAATGTAGGCAATGCAAGTACCAATCAAGCTAGGCCCAACTTTGAAGTAAATGTAATAAATCGCACTGGTCAAGATGCCAATGCAAAGAAAGAAATGAATTTTGATGGGGAAAAATGGGTTATGAATGTTGTACTGGATGCAGTAAATCGAAACAAAGGCGGCTTTGGTAAAAACCTAAATGCTGCCTTGGGTAAGCAAGGGACGTGATGATGTGTGTGCATGGAGGTAGTAAATGCCATTAAATATATCGGCGCAGGCTGTTGCTGAGAAGAACAAGCTGAATAGCTCTTCATCGTGGTTGATTTTGTTAGAGCTCATTTACCCCGGTGAAGAGCCTATTCGCTTAGTGTGGAATACTGAAAATATTATGTGGGATGGGTTTGAGTGGCTTGCCGCTCCTTTTGAGCTTGGTGAGATTGAAGAGTCAAAAGATGGTGATGTGCCAGAGGTGCCACTATATGTTGTGGATATTGAAAGGCGTATTACCCCCACTATCGACCAGTATGATGGCGGTATAGGCGCGGAAGTCATTGTTCGTATCGTGCATAGTAAATACTTGGATAATGAAATACCTGAATTTGAGGATAAGATGGAAATTATTGACACCAATATTGACCATCTTAATCGGGTTAAATTTCAACTAGGTGCAGAAAATCTGACCAACCACAGGTGCCCCCCTGATAGGTTTTTAAAAGGGCATTGTCGCTATAAAACCTTTAAGGGGGCGTTGTGTGGATATGATGGGCCAGAAGAAGAGTGCAACAGAACATTTACACGCTGTCGTGAGCTTGGCAATCAATCCAGATTTGGCGGGTTTCCCGGTGTTGGTGCAATTGGAGTGTGGCAATGATAAATGATCTAATAAATAAGCCGTATGCAAATGGTGGGCGTGGCCCTGACAGTTTTGACTGTTGGGGCTTGGCCCGCGAGGTTTATTCGCGTCATGGCATTGACATACCAGATTACTCAATAAGTGCTGATTCTTGTTCGGAAATTACCGGAGCTATAAACACTGCGGTGGGTGTTGGCCAGTGGTCAAGAATAAAAAAACCTATTGTACCTTGTGTTGTGTTGATTCGTGTGCACCCACAGTTTACACACCATATTGGTGTATTTATTGGTGCAGGGAAGTTTATTCATGTGCGTGATTATGTGATGGTTGAAAGACTTGACTCACCAATTTGGAGTTGCCGCATAAAGGGGTTTTGGAAGTATGCAAGACAAGATTAAATTTTTAGTTTTATATAATCCTTTTGATACATATGATCGAAAAGAATTTTTGGCAGATTATCAAGAGGATGCTGTTATATCAGAATATTTGCATGGTATAGATTTTCCGCCTGATTCAAAATTTGTGGCGGCATTGAATGGCTATGCAGCAAATATGTATGAGGTTTGCCCCCAACCTGGTGATATTGTTTCTGTTTCTGTGGATGTTCAGCCTGGTGCTATAGCATCGGCTGTTGCCAGTTATGTGGCCTCAACAATTGCAGTGACCACAACGACTTATGTGACAACTTTGGTGACTGCTTATGCCATTTCTTATGCTGTGGCTTATACGGCAACCACGTTTGCTATTGGGTGGGGTGCAAGCCAATTGCTTGGTGCCTTGGGCGGTGGCCCACAAACACCCGATCTTGGAAATGTTGGCGGAAATGCCTCTGAATCGCCAACCTATGGGTGGGGTGCGCTGCAAAATACACAGACAGAAGGCAATCCCATCCCAATAGTATTTGGCACACACAGGGTTGCAGGCCAAATTATTAACAAGTTCACTGAAGTTAAAGATGACAACAAGGAATACTATAATGCCCTTATCGCTATAAATGATGGTGAGGTCGCTAATATTTCGGACATTCGTGTAAATGACCAGTCAGTTACATATTATCAAGATGTCGATTGTTACACTCGACTAGGGAAGTTAGATGATGACCCAATTGATGGGTTTTCTGAGCTTGTTCAGCATCGCAACTTGAGTGTCCGTGTCTCTGAAGATTGGTTTACGCAATCTACTGATGGCAACCAAGTAGAGAAGTTGAAAATTATCTTCACTGCTCCTAGTGGAATGTATTACACTAATAACAGTGGTGGATTGGATGAGCGACATGCAGATGTAAAAATACAATATAGGGCTATTAACTCATTTGAATGGATTTCATATGATACCATTCGCATCAAGGGTGCAACGACAGAGGCCATAAGAAAAAGCATTGTAATTGAAGGCTTGCCTCCAGAACAATATGAAATTCGTATCAAGCGACTAAATTCTGAAGAATCATCTTTTAAAGGTTCAAATAAAGTTTACTGGAGTGGCTTGCAGGAGATTGTTGATGAAAAGTTGTCGTATCCTGGTGTAGCCAAATACGCTGTAAAGGCATTGGCAACAGATCAACTGTCAGGTCAAGAACCGAGGCTTTCTTGTGTAGTGAGCCGCGATTATGTTTCTGTTTATGATCCATATGATGAAAAGTGGGAGTTGCGACCAGCAAATAATCCTGCATGGGCAGTCTATAGCCTTTTAAATCAGTATGCCCATATACATCATTCCCGTATTGCTTTTGATGATTTCGATGATTGGGCACAATATTGTAATGAGGATGTGGACGGTGAGCCACGTTTTCAGGTTAATATTGTTTTTGATAACACCTCTAATGTTTGGGATGCGGCGCAAAGAATAGCTAAAATTGGTCGCGCTGTCATATTAAGGCGTGGCTCAAAATATGGTGTTTTTGTAGATAAGCCAGAAACCGATGTTACTCATTTATTTTCTATTGGCAATATTATAGAAGATAGTTTTACTTTGCAGTATTTGCCTCAAAAAGATAGGGCTAATGCTGTTGAGATTACTTATGTTGATCCAGATAGAGAATATAGCAATCAGATTGTTGGTATATATTCGGATGCTTACCGTGATTCTGGAGCAATTGAGAAGAAGTCAAGTGTCAAAGTCAATGCTGCAATACCGAGGGCACAGGCTGTTCGTGAAGCTGCATTTATGTTGAACAGCAATAAGCACTTAATTCGTATTATTGAGTTTGAGGCTGCTGTTGATTCTTTTGCTTGTACTATTGGTGATTTGGTTTATTTTCAGCATTTTATACCGCAATATAACGACTCTATGGGCGGCAGGATATTAGATGCCGGAAACGATGATGGTTCTGGCAATACTTATGTTGTTTTAGATCAGAGTATAGAGTTAAAGGCCGGTACAAGCTATGGTATATTGGTGCGCGACCAGTATGACAATATAATTGAGAAGTCACTTCAAAGTGTTGTTGAAGATAAGGAAACAGACACATTGTTGTTGCAAGGCTCTTGGCAGGAAGTTCCGCAAAAAGATGATTTATATGTGTGTGGCCCTGCTGACGTTTATAAGAAAACATATCGTGTAACCAACATAACAAGGGCGCAGGATTTTACACGGCGAATTACTTGCATCGAGTATGTTGATGCGATTTATAATGACACAGGTTATGTTATTGAAAATCCAGCTTGGGATGGGGAGATACATCAGCAAGCTGTTAATGTGTCACTTAATGAGTTTTTAACTTATGGTGCTGGTGGCGATTATCAGAGTAATTTATCTATCACATGGAATCCCGCAAGTAGCAATGTCGGTAGCAATTGGGCTGTTTGGCTTGAAGATGTGAGTTTAAATCAAACCTTTGAAGATTCTTTTGATGATGGTTTCAAAAATTCTAAGGTTTCAGCAGGCGTTTCTAAGGTGGGTGAAACCAGTGAAAACAAAATGGTTATTGGGGCGGAGTATCTTAAGACAGGACATACTTATCAAGTTTACGTCTGCAATATAGACGATGGTTTTGAAGATACCGGCTATAACACCTCCCGCATCCAGATCATGGGCAAACTCGCTCCGCCAGATCGTGTGACAAGTTTTGTTGGCACATGGAATCCAATGAAGCGCACAGTCAATTTCACTTGGAAGAAAGTGGATAATCTTGATGTGTCGCATTACGAAATTCGACAAGGCAATGCTTGGGATGATGGTGAGGTGGTTGTATCAGAGGCCAAGAAAAACTCAACGTCAATACCGATTGATGAGGGTGTTGCTGAGACTCGCACATATTGGATTAAGTCAGTGGACACATCTGGCACTTATTCTGATGAGGCTACTTATGTGCAAGTTGCAATTGATACTTATGAAACCCCATTAGATATACCTACCGGCCTTTCTTTGACTTCACAATCGGGCATAGCATCTGATGGCACGGATCATGTGACCATTGTAGCCACATGGGATAGTAATTCCGAGTTGTCTAATGACTTTCACCATTATGTGTTGATTGTTGAAGAAATGTCTAGCACTAGCAAAGCAACCTATACCACTGAAGAGACTCAATATCAATTTGAAGTGATTCCTGCTACTGAATATGGCGTGTCTGTTAAGGCTGTTGATATATCTGGCAACAGCACAGATTATTGTGCTCAAGAAGTTATTTTTGCCGCTAAAGATGATACGCCACCATCTGCACCAAATTGGTCAAGCACACCTTTGGTTCCTGGCTTTAAAGTTATTGGATTACGTTGGCAACCAAGCACAGCATATGACTTGTCACATTATGAAGTGCAGCGTTCTATTAGCGGTGAATTTAATGGCGAAGAAGTTGATATAGGCGATAAAGATGGTAATTTTACGACTGACACTGATTTAGCAGTAGATACCACTTATTATTATCGTGTTTGTGCGGTAGACACATCTGGCAACAAATCAGATTGGTCTGATGTGCAATCTGCTACCACCTTAAAGGTTGGTAGTGAGGATATAGCCTATAATGCCATTATAGCGCAGCATATTGATGTAACTAACCTATCTGCTATAAATGCCGATTTGGGGCAAGTAACTGCTGGTGTGCTGGAGTCACAAAATTGGGGTTCAAGTGACGGTACACGATTTGATCTTGATAATGGCGTTTTAAGTGTTGGCGGTAGCGATAATCCGAGTTTAAGTTGGGATGGCGTAAATTTAGACATGACAGGCACTATGACCATCACCGGTGGCACAGGAGCGTTGAACCTCAACGATGGCCCTGCTGAG